CATCGCGCGCTCTCGACGGCAAAGGTGAAGAGCGACTTTGGCCAGGGGCGTTCGTTCACCGCCAAGCAGGCGCTTGCGGCCGGGATGATCGATCGCATCGCGACGATTGAGGAAACGCTCAAGCGTCTCGGGGCGACCGACGTCGGCATGAGCGGGCGCCCGAAGCGCGCGCTTGGCCAATCGGGTGCGACGTTCGACGGCAACAGCGAATGCCCGGTGCCGCCAGTCCTCCTGAGCACGGGCCTCGAGCAGCGGGCCGACGACGACGCGTCAGAGACCGAGCCGGCCGAGGACCGGCCTTGCCCGGAGTGCGGTGAGCAGCTCGGCGACGACGGTCACTGCGCCGCATGCGACTACCAGTCGGCCGACGACAGCACCACTACCACCGACGACGACACGTCGTCCGCGCGCGCCGGCGGGGCGGCCGCGCTCTCGAACGATTCCCCCGCTGATCAGCCCCTCGGGGCCAACAAGGAGCAACCCGTGAGTGCAACGAACACGGCGGCCTCGCCCGGGGCCCCGGACATCAACGCGCAGATCGCCGCCGAGCGGCAGCGCGCCAGCTCCATCCGAAAACTCGGACAGAAGCACCGCATCACCGAGGAGCAGATCGACGCGATGGTGAGTGAAGGCCTCACGATCGACCAAGCGTCGACGCGCATTCTCGACCACGTCGAAGCGCGCGGCGCCGCGGCGCCGAACATTCGCGTCGGTGCGGATCGCGAGGCCGAGCGACCGTTCGCGTCCGTCGGCGAGCAGCTCGTCGCGATCGTGCAGGCTGGCCGGTTTGGGCGCCGCGACGCACGGCTCGATCGCGTCAACCACCACGCGTTCCAGATCGACCGCGCAGGGGCGCTCGAAATGGTCGCCGGGAGCCCGAGCGGCATGAACGAGTCGGTCGGCTCCGAGGGCGGGTTCTTCATCGCGCCCGAAGTGCTCCCCGGCGTGATCGAGCCGGTGTACAGTGAGCACCCGTTCCTCTCGCGAGTCACCCGCATTCCGATCGGGTCGACGACCAATCGCACCGTCTACAACGTCGTGGACGAAAAATCGCGAGTCGACGGTTCGCGGTGGGGCGGCATCCAGATGTTCTATGCCGACGAAGCCGAAACGGTCGCGGCGAAGAAGCCCAAGCTCCGCCAGGTCGAGCAGTTGCTCAAGAAGATCATGGGCATCGGGTACCTGACGGAGGAGCAGACGACCGACGCCCCCGCATCGCAGGTGCTGCTCACCAAGGCGTTCACGACCGAGCTGCGGTTCATGCTCGCGAGCGAAGCGTTCCGCGGCATTGGCGGCACGCACATTCTCGGCTTCCTCAAGGGAAAGGGCGGCGTCGTGCAGGCGATCGAAGGGACGCAAACCATCCTCAATTCCGCGTCGTTCGTCTCGCAGAACATCCCGAAGATGCTCGCGAACATCCCGGCCGATCTGTGGGAAGAGGTCATTCTCCTCTACAACCAGGAATGGCTACCGTACTTGGTCAACGCAACGACCGGCACGAACGGCACGATTCCGGTGTTCATCGGCGCGGGCGGCATGACGAACAGGCCGTTCGACACCGTCCTCGGCCGGCCAGCGTTCGCGTCCGAGCTCTGCGAGGCGATCGGCACGCCGGGCGATCTCATTCTGATCGCGCCGTCGCAATACCACTTCGCCGAGAAGGGCGGCGCGCAGATCGCGACGTCGCTGCACGTGCGGTTCTTGAACGACGAGCTGACGCTCAGGATCACGTATCGCGCCGATGGTAAGCCGGTGTGGGACTCGACCGTCGTTCCGTTCAAGGGCACGGCCGCGCGCGGCTTCTTCTCGACGCTCAACACCCGCGCCTGATCGACCCGCGTCGACCCCGGCGCCGGCGCACCGGCCGCCGGGGCGATCGCCCCGCTGGGCTCACGTTCCTGGTCGCCAACTTCTTTCGAGGATTCGCTCATGCACAACTTCACACTGGCGGAGAACGCCAAGGTGTTCCCCGCGATCAAGCCGGCGGCGGACGCCGCCGGGCGCACCGGCCGCTACTTCAACACGGCGCTCGCGCACAAGCTCTACCTCGTCTTCCTGATGGACCAGGGCAACGCCGCGACCGTCGCGTGCGATCTGCTCCAGGCGACGTCGGCCGCCGGCGCCGGCGCCAAGGTCCTGACCGGGGTGCGTCGCATCTGGACCAACCTCGATGCCGCGCTGAACGACACGTACGTGCGCCAGGCCGACGCGCTGTCGTTCACGACCGACGCCGCGGTGAAGGAGAAGCTCGTCATCATCGAGGTCAATCCGGGTGACCTCGACACGGCGGGCGGATTCTTGTGGGTGGCCGCGCGCACCGGCGCGTCGAACGCGGCGAACATCACGGCCGCTCTCGCGCACATCGTGCCGATGTACGCGGGCGCCGCGCAGCCGACGTACACGGCCTAACCAGCCGTGACGATGTTCGAGAAGGACCTCGCGACGATGTACGCCGACCCGCTGTTGAATGAGTCGGCGTCCATCGGCGCGAAGTCCACCACTGGCGCCTTCGACTGGGAAGACGTCCTCGAGGAGGACGGATCCGGATTCGCTCCGGTGCGCCGGCGCACGTTCACCTTCGAAATCGGCTCCACCGCGGGACGCGCCTTCCAGGTCGTCGCGGTGTTCGACGCGACCGTCGTGATCGGCGGCACGAGCTATCGCGCGCGTGACGTGCGGCATGTCGGCGCGCACCAGCTGAAGGTCATCCTCGCATGATCCTCGAGGTCGCGCGCGCGCTCACCGATTGGTTCAACGATCCCGTCGAAGGGATTGCGGCAAAGCTCGTCGATATCCCGCGCGAGGATGGCGACGCGGTGCCCGCGCTGGGCACGATCGCCGATCTCACCCGCCACAATCTCGTGGCGCAGCAGCGGTTCGCGACCATCCCGGGGATCGCCGTCAACGTGCGCCAGGTGCCGCTCCTGGATGGCCAGAACAACACGGTCACGGGCGACGGGATCGCCGATGTGCTCGTCCGCATCGCGCGATCAGACCAGGACACGCAGCAGGCGCTCACCGACACCAGTTACATCCTGCGCGCGCTCCTGCGGTCGTGGCGCGGCTTCAATCGCGACACGCGCACGCGCAACCAGGTCCAGATCTATCACTGCGACAACCTCATCATCGCCCCCGACTGGACGCCGGTCGACACCGCGATCGTCACGGGCGCCGCCAGCGCGCTGCTGCAATTCCGAGATCTGTTGGCGGTCTAACGCTCATTCCTCGAGGAATCTCCATGGAGAACATTCTGATCGGCGGCGAGCCCGTGGCGGTTCCGCCCGAAGTCGTTTCCGACGGCCGCGCGGCCGTCCAAGCCTGGCACTGCGCGCAGCTCGCGGCGCGGGACATCGCGTTCTCGCTCGCCGAGAACGGCGACCCCATCGTGTCGGCGCCGGATCCGGCCGATGCCACCCCGACCGCGGAGTAATCGGCCATGGCCATCCAACCGCTTGCCAAGATCCTGCACATCATGGGGCTCCTCGCCAAAGAGGAGACCACGTACGGCACGCCCGTCGCGCTCGCCGGCGCGACCGACGGCATCCAGCTGCAGTACTCCGATCGCTACGTCGGCGCGCCAATGGAGTTCGATTACGCGGCCGACGGCGAGCTCGGTCCGTCGGTCAGCGCGCTCGGTACGGTCATTGGCGTTCCGCCGAGCGGCTACAGCATTCGCGGCCCGCTCCCCTTCCGCATGCGGCCGGGCGGCGCGGCGTATTCGGCGTCGGTCCTGCCGAGCGGGCATCGGATGCTCAAGGCGGCCGGCCTCACCGCCACGCTCGACGCCACCGGCGGGTCGGAGAAGTACACCTACGCGCCGACGGCGCCGGGCGTGACGTTCACGTCCCTCTCCGCGGAGATGTACACGCGGGGCGAGAAGGTTCCGGTGGCTGGGATGATCGGGAGTCTCAAGTTCGATGCGCCCGACACGAAGCCCGCGATCTGGACGCTCGACAATGCGTCTGGCATCGCCACGCTGCCGACGGACGCCGCGGTGCCGAGCATCACCTACCCGCTGCAGTCCGTGGCGCCGCCACTGGCGTCGACGCTCGCGCTCGTCCTCGGGGGGCTCAGCGTGAACGCCGCGGTCAAGTCGCACTCGTTCGACATGCAACGCCAGATCCACCCGCGCGTCAACCAGAGCTCGAGCGGCGATCACTGGGGTTTCGTGCCGGGCGACTACGACCCGATGCTCAAGGTCACGCTCGAGGCGACGGCGCTCGTCACCGGCGATCCGTACACGAGCTCCACGGCGTTCGATCCGTGGCGTCTCCGGCATTTCGCCAAGACCATCGTCGCGTCGGTCCAACACGGGACGACGCAGTACAACAAGTACAAGCTCAGTTTCCCGCAGTGTCAGGTGGTCGACGTTCGCCCGGGCAACGACGGGCCCGTGCCGACGGTCGAGCTGACGCTGCGCGCGCGCAATTCGACGCCGTCGGCGAACGACGCGTTCAATCTCGTGTTCGACTGACGATCATGGCGTTCGACGTCGACGCATTCCGTGCCGCGCACCGGCCGTGGTCGTTCACGGTCGGCGGGCGCACGTTCCTCGCCCGACACGTGAGCGCGCCGCAGTGTCAGCGGTTCGAGCGTGAGCGCGCTGCCGCGGGCGCCGATCAGCGGAAGCACCGCACGGCGTTCTGGCGCATTCTGCGCGCGGCGTTCCCGTGGCGGCCGTCGTATCTCACGCGCGGCGATCCGGTGCGCATCATCCTCGACGAGCTCGAGCCGCCCGCGCGCGCGGAGACGCTGACGGATTTTTTCGAGTGCCTGCGGGGCGAGAGCGCGATCGGCCCGCAGACGATCCTTGGGACGCGCTCGCCCGCGCCAACAGCGCCCCCGAGGCGCTAGCCCATGACGGCCGGCGCATCTCGCTCGATGTCGCGCTGCTCCACTGCGAGCACTGGTTCGGCGCGTCGTGGGTCTACGCGCCCGGCCGCTGGGACACGTCCGACGGCTGTGTGCCGGTGCGCATCGCGTGGGCGTACTTCATGGCCACGCACGCGCTGCGCGCACGCGCGGCGATCGACACCGCGCAGGGGATCGGTCTCGCATTCAGCGGCGAGGACGGCGCCGAGGCGCGTCGCGCGATCCACACCGACGCGTTCCCGGAGGGCTGAGTAAATGGCCGGCGAGAAGGAAGTCTCCTTTACCGTCCGAGTCAAAGACGCGGCGACCGGCGCGCTCAAACAGATCGAGAAAGCCGGCGAGGATGTCACGCGTCGGCTCTTCAGCTTCAAAGAGATCCTCGGCGGGATCACGGCGGCGGCCG